GATGTATCGGGTCGAGATATTCTTAACGCTTGAGGATCAGCAATAATTCTAGAAGGATCTAACTGAGGATGTTTCGCTTCATACTCGTCCTTTCCCACCAAAGAACCATTCCATTCTATACGCATGTCTCGTAAGCGATAACGAAAGCCAGACCTATCTGAAATTCCATATGCTCGTTTATTTGATGCGTATCTAGGCATTATGTTCTCAAGTACTGAATACTAGGTTGTAACTTTAACGAGACTCTATCTTCATCTTCGTCGGCTGCTCTCTGAAACTCCTCTTCATACACAACCTTCAATAATTGTGTTCTTTCAGGAGATTTTTTTAATGACGTATAATACGCCAGACCTGCCACCATACAGGGTAGAAAGCGAAAGGGAGCGTCTGTTGTGTTCTGAAGAGTGTCAGCATCTTGTATTCTGTTAACAAAGTAGTACACCAAGGTGAAGTCGGATGAATTTGGTGTGGGCCATAGATTTATCGTAGGCGTTACTTGTCTGTCAAAAAAGAACTGACTTGGACGACCCGTAGTCGTTTTATTAGGAATATTAAGATACTCACTTCTAGATATTCTTGTGATAGAAAAGTCGGTGCTGTTTGAATCTCTTACGACCACATCTAATAAATCAGTAAAGTTATTTGTGAATGTGTATGTCGAAGTACCAGAGGTGAGAGATTGCGTGGCTTGTGTTACCGTCCAAAGGTTAAGACCTCTGTTTGCCCAATCCGCAAACATAAGGTTGAGAGATCGTCTTGCTGACTTAGCGTCATAGCCAGTACGAACTTCTAATCCACACCGTTCATACGCTTCTTCAATTATTTCAGCTACGTCAAGATCAAAATCTCTCGAACTGGATGTTGCCATTTACTCGTCCTCTTCATTCTTTGCGTACATATTATCAAATATTTGGTTTACGTCCAATACATAATCAAGATCGGACTTTGAGTAATGCACATGTTGCGATGGCTTAAAATCTGGAGGACCTTCCCCCGTCTCAAACCATGCGGGATGAGTCACCCTTACACGATTATTCGGTAGAGCCACAATATTTCCCGTATATTGTTCTGCATCTAGTAACTGCAACACATGACTTTGCTTGTGTTGTGCGGGATCATCCGCTATCTCACTGTCAGTGTAATCCACTGTAAACAAATATTTTGCAGGATAAAAGTTGCTTCCAACCTTTGCTAACCAGGGACAAGGTGTTGCCCTATCCAAAGTGTATACGGCATGATGGTGTGAGGCACAATCCCAAGGCTGTGCTGCATATGTAGGCATGGGATCGGGCCATCCTTCAAAATCGAAGTCACCAACCAAAGCTGTTATAGGCATTCTTGCCCACATCGCTCCACCGTGTACGTTAGGTTCATTTTCATCCTCTGCTTCACAACCCGTGAAGATTACTTGAAAACTTAAACATCTGTTCGGCATGGTTGTAACTGCAATCGCCATAGCGTGTAGAAATTCCCCATGATATTTCTCGTGATTGTGAGTATACTCTCTCCGCACCCAACACTTGAAGTGTGGGATGTTGCTTTGTAAATAAGCCATTCATTACTTCTTTTTCTTTGTCTTCGTTACAGTAAAACCGTTTTTCTTTAGCAACGCCTTGGCTGATGCTATAGTCATGGCTGTCCCACCGTTTTTCATTTTTAATTTGCCACCTTTATTCATTTTCTTAATGGCACCGCCTTTATTCATTTTCTTAATGGCACCGCCCTTATTCATTCTTTTAACCATTCCCATCTTCTTTCTTGGACTAATCATTTGTTTTTTCTCCTTGTTGCTGATTGAACTCTCCTTGGCTTACCCGCAGGTTGACCAAGACTTTTTTTCTGAGCTATCCGTTTTCTTTTTTCAGAAGTTGACATCTCGGAAACTGTTTTAGGGGTTTTTTTACTAATTCTTTTAGAAGGTCTACAATAGGGAGTGCCTCTCTTTTCTCCTTTTTGTCTACCACATTTTTTACCTGATCGAACATCTTTCCAATCTTCTTTAAACCATCTTTTGAGAGCAAGTCCTTTTTTTGTCTTACGGACAGCCATCAGAACAATCTAGTCTGTTTTCTCTTGCCACCATCAACAACACCACAACCTTTTGCTATAATTACGCTTTTACCATTCTTAAAACCTTTCGGTAAGGGTCTTTTGCGTGGCTGATCTGCCTCTATGGTTCCACCCATAGCTTTTTTCTTTGTGGACTTTCCATAGTTGGCTGCTCCAACTTTTCTGCATTTTGCAATGGCACCGGAGGCATACGCTGATGGAAAAACCCTATAGCGAGATTTTACCTTGTGGTAACACGCATCTTTCTTACTTCCAGACTTGGACACTTGCTTTGCCATGTTTGATCTCCCCATTGCCATACGTTGCACTCCTTCTGATAAAGTCCTCCCAAAGAGGCTTTAGCATTTCATTATTCTGCTCTATCTTAACAGACATAACTTCCGTTCTTTTATCTACAGTGATTAAGGTAAACGCCATCCAAGACAAGACTCCAAAGACTCCCATTGTGCTAACGCCTATTAATACTTCTTTCATCAACATCTCCACCGTCTTCTAGCTTGTCTCAAACGGCTATTTGGATCTTTTGCCGCCTTTGGAAACTTCTTCATTTGTCCCGCACTTCTGGCACAATAAGACTTACGTCTTGACTTGTCTTTAGCCGTTAAGTTCTTTTTCTTCGTAACGGCAGTTTTTAACTTACTTCCAGGGTTATCTCTACGATATCGAGCAACTCCTGCCTTTGTCATTCCCGCTCCTTTTTTAGTGGAGCGGAAATACTTTTTTGTTTTTGGCGGCTGTTTATCTCGCTTACGTTCAGCCATAATTCTTACGCATAGCCAAAATAATTGTATAGGTGTCTGCACTAGAGTGACCTACAGTTGTAAACTGAACATCCCCCGTAACTCCAGAACCCGCATTATTTGGTATGCCACCAAAATCCCTATAGTCATGATGACCGCTTTGATTTTCACCAAGTTGGATGGCTAGAACGTCCGATGTGGCATCAAATAGTATGCTAACTTTCATACCAAGACACTGCCACCATATTTGCTCTAAAGCTACTCCCGTGCAAGTAGCACCATCAGCACCCTTTGAGAGAGCACTAACATCTACTTTAGTGACAGCACTTTCACCACTACCATCACTCACGTTTGTAAACTTCATTACAACCTTGTTAGGACCATCAAGTATAATTTGTGAGGCTACTGCATCAGCCATATTGACCTCCTTAATATACTGAGTATTCTAGCTCTACTGTAAACCTACCTGCTGTGATATCTGCGTTTACTGTTGTTGTAGCTCTAGCATATAGATGCACATTTGCAACAGCTGCCGTTACGTTTGGCACGAAGATGTGATAGTTACCTGCTGAATTATTAAAGTTAACATCAACCTCTGTGATAGATTGTGTGGCACTTAGCTGTTCATTAAAAGATGTCACGCCTGCACCAACAATCTCTGTACCTGATACGGCCGCGTTTGTAGCTGTTCCAGAAGTGGAACTTAACGCTAGGTTACCTGCAAGAGTTTGACCTGCTGCTGTGGTGATCCCAATCAAAGCTCTGTGTAAAAATATCTTTGATGGAGTTACCAGATCATCAGGAGCATCTACGTTTAATGTTCCTAATTCTACAAGACAATCACCATCTGCATATGCCGTTGAAGCAGCATCGGTGCTTGCAAGGGTTCCCGCGAAAGATTGTATCTTTCTTGTACCCATAGATATAAGTTGCCCTGTTGCATTTACTGAAAAACCAGTTTCAGTTACAGCACCAGTAGTGGTGCTTTTATTGATGGTTTTGAAACCACCTTCAGATCTGACTGGACCTGAAAAAGTTGTATTAGCCATGTTATTCTCCTTGTCTTGGCAAATGTCAGCCGCGTTATGCGACTGTCAAGGTTAATATAATTAATACTAAATTACTTTTACACAAAAATAAAGGGCGATTTTACTCGCCCTTTAAAGTTAGGAGGAAAGACATGAAGCCTAGGCTCCAGGTGACCCAAACACACATCTAGGATCAGAGAAACCGAAGGAATATCTCTCACGAGCCTTGTAACGCATGTTGCCTGTATCGAAGTCAGCCTCCATGTTAGTTGAAAGAGGTGTTCTCTCAAAATGTAAGAACCCTCTCGGTGTATCAGTCATAATGAAAAACGCATCAGAATCTGTTAGGAAGTCATTCACAGTGTAACCCTGTGGAAGCATCCCCATTGATTTAATGGCATTCACATCGTTGTCTGATGTTCCAGATCGTAGAACTGAAGACATAAGTCTGTCAGCCGTGAACTGTAGCTGTCGTGGAATGATCATTTTGGTACCACGAAGTGCCACTTTCAACCCACGCTCATCAACAAAACCTGCAATACTAATTAGGGCATCTTCAAGAGATGTCT